TCCTCATCTATTCTTCTTGCTTCATCAACAGCATCTTTTATCAGTTTGTCTACCTCTTTTTTGGTATAGAACTGACCCACCACAGGAATACTGTGAAACTTTATATCTGATAGTGGGAATCTAACTTTAGACATAAACGACCTTGATTTCACTATCTATCTCCTCTGCCTTTTTAGAAACCTCCAATACTCTCATAAACTGATCTGTTGAATCACATGTCAACTCCTGTATGTTGCCATCCGACCCAAATATCTTGAATATTCTTTTTGTAAGTGATATCTCTACTCTGTCAACGTATTCGTCTTGAAATTTGGGAAATGACTCCATGGCAAAAAAGTAACTGACTATAGTATAACAGTCTAAGTGTCAGATGTAAACCAACGATCATCTTCTTTGCGGTTTTCCTTATACTCTACCTCAAATGAGCAATCTCCTCTGTTCGCCCATACTTGATAGTATGCGTTTACTAAACCACCTGCTTGATTCTTGACATATACTCTTTTTCCATACTCTATTCTATCAACAAATAATTCTTGATATGCTCCCATGGGTGTAAGATGGACTGATATTGTTTCCTTGTCAATAAAATTTTGCCAATAGTCAGGTAGCTCTATAACACCATCAACACTTACCTTACCTCTTACATAGACTGCTGCCTCAGGTCCTTCTGGACACGCATGCTTCAATCTCATACCCTTTAGGTTGGGATGTGGTATATCAAAACTTTTAGGTAAACCACTTGATAAACTACCACATTTGACTAGACCACTAACATTGATACCACCAGTTGCAACGTAGTCACCAGTTTTTTGTGTATCGCCAGTTTCAACAGTGTCGCCAACATGTACAAATTTACCCTGCACACTTAAATCACCCTCTGTGTCGATAGCACGAGTTGTGACATTTGGTACAAAATCACCTAAACCTGTACCCACATTCAATGATGCTCTGGCATCACCACTATGTCCACCAATAAATGCAGGTCCTGTGACTGCTAATGTACCATCATAAGGTTTGTCTCCATTTTTTGTATCAAGAGATTTGTCAAGTTTTTTTGGTTCCTCAGGTCCTATGTAAATTTTACCTGAGTCCAAGTCACGTAATCCAGCCATTAATTTTTCAGAGTGCTTGTGAGACTATCTATGTGTTCACCAAAGGTGGGAGGAATGAGTTGAGATGTCGGTTCATGTATCCTTACATACTTACCAACAAGATATGACATGTCCTCTGAAAAGAGCAATAATTTGCTCTTAGCATCAATGGTGACATCTTTACCCATCAGTATAACATAATTTTTAGCATCTAACCTAAAATCGTGCTTTGGATTTAACACAATGTCACCTACTGAAGCATCAGTTGTCTCCATAACAATATCTTTTGCCTTTACACTGAACGTGCCATCAACATCAATGTTGAGATCACCTTCTGATTTTATATTGAGAGGTCCATTTCCTTTTTGTATTATATTACTTCCATTACCATTTGTTTGAGACTTGAGTTCCCATCCACCATCTTTGAACAATCGCAAACTGGCAGCAGAACCTGATGCCAATTGCACCTGACTCTTTCTTTTTTGTCTACCCTTCTCCGTACCTACACGGAGGAAACCATCTTCAGGGTTTGTAATTATAAGTGGTGGACAATCAGAAGGTTTGGACATTAGTAAGAGGAGACACAATCAATGACTTGAATAACCTGTGTAGAAGGTAATATTGGTTTCTCATAATCCTCAACCCTCACAAAATTCAATGATGGTCTTATCATGGCACCAAAACCAGTCTTCGTATTTATAGTAAGATTAGGAAGACCAGTCATACCATCTTTTACATCTAATGGATTTGCACCAATTATACGTCCATCTTGGATTACTGGTTCTAAAACTTGACCATCATCAGTGGTAATTGTGTCGCCCTCTTCATATCCCACACCTGTTCCTATGATATCAACACCATCAAGAACAGCAATTACCTGTTCACCCTCACCATCAGAAACACCACCACCTAAGTATCCACTACCAGACTCTTGCATTACAACCTTTATTATCTTACCATCTTCTATTATTGCTTTACCTGCAGCACCCTGACCATTCTCACATTCATCTATAAACGTAACATATGGAGGGGCAGTGTATCCAAATCCCATATCAGTCATTGATACACCTATAATCTCACCTATTTCATTAATGACTGCTTTTCCAGCACCACCAAAACCTTCTCCACCAAAGAATTGAACTTTTGGAGGACCGCATCTCTTACCAAAAGGTCCGTCAGCACCAGAACATCCACCAACCTCATTAATAAGTGCAGATGCACCAGGATTATCCAATTCGATCTCTAACATTCTTTGTTGAGCAGAGGTGCCAAGACCTTCAACTGCATCATCTAAACCACCAAAAGGATTCTTGACATTTTTGAGACCAGGAAATATACCTTCTGCTATACCCTCTACTTTTGGTATCATATTCAAAGAATCACTTATCTGACCAATTCTACCCATGTCAGGTTTCACAAGACCATCAGGTCCTACATTTAGATCCCAATCAGTCGGATCTTGCTCACACTCCTGACCTTCACAAGAAAATAACTTGAGACCTACCTGTGCAAAACCCAATGCCTTTTTCATTGTCTGAGTAAAATCTGGTAAACCAGGCATCCCACCTAACAATGCACCTAATGGATTTGCCAAAGTATTCAATATACCAGTGATGCTGTTGATTGCAGGTGCTATTGCAGAGGAAATTTTATCTGTAATGTCAGATAACAACCCACCTAAAAGATTTTCAGCAGCACAAAGTGGTAGACTAACTAATTTACCTAATGTTTGTTTCAGTAAATTTTTGATCATATTACTAAGACCACCTAACACATTCTCAAACAAACATGATAATTCATTTTTTTTCTTATCAATCTTTAGTTTTTTTAGAATGTAATCAGGTTCAGTAAATTTCAACATAGAATCAACAGACTCGTCGATTTTTACCATCATCTCTGCTTTTGCCATTCTTAGATTGACTGACAAAGCACCACCTATCTTACTTGATACCTTTTCTAAAGTTTTTTCAAAATCTTCTTGTGGCACTGGTATATTGAATATCTTATCCACATATCCATATGGTGTAGGTTCTAATCTCTCAACATATGTGATTATACCCTTCATTTCTTTGATAGCATCACTCAATACCTGTGCAGGTTTCGAGCACTTCTGTGCTTTCTTTACTACTATCTTTTCATTATTGACTTTTTCAATATGAGTTTCAGATCTATTACCATCCTTATCAATTATTTCATTATTAGAGTCTAAGAAACCACCCTTGGGATTTGGTTGCTTATCACCTGTGAGTTTTATGTGAGCACCATACTCATATGCCTGTTTGAATGATATTGGTTTGAACTCTGAGGTTTGATTACTTGTTGCCTGATTCCAATCTATAAAATTATCAGTCACAAACGGACCTTGAGGTAAACCCATGAAAACCACAGGTTGCTGTCCATCTTCACCATCCAAGAAGAAACCCATGACAGTCTCTCCCCCTTGTAGACAGAAGGACTGACCTGCATAATTATTACCTAAACCGAAGTTTGGAGCAGGGGCAAAGATCGCCCATGGCAATTCACTGTCTGGAATCTCTTTATCTGGTGTATGGACTCCAACAATTCTTACCTTTGCCCTATATCCATGCTCTTCACATTGTTCTCGCCAGTCTGGGTCAGTGGTTACCTGTCCGATAAACCAGTTAAATCCGTCCTTTCCAACGAAATCAATTTTAGATAATCTTTGTTCAAGCATTAGTCGTCATATACTAGGCACTCTGGTTCATCAGGGTGTACATCACAGAATACCTCTAATACGTTAGGGTCATGATGATCACCTGCTTCAATTTCATCTTTATGATGCTCGACATACTCTTCTAAGTCATGCAATTCATCTTCAATATGATGACGCATGGGTTCAGAAGTTTTAGGATCAGCAAGGATCTCTTTGTCTTTTGCAATGTGGTCTTCAATAGTTTTCATTTTAGCTCCTGATAGGAATCTCGAACTAATTCTAGTCCAGTGTAGTCTTTATCGCCACCAAATTGATGACATAATTTAGAAATCATATAGAGACCAGACTGAGGACCAGTTGTTCTGGTAGTATTTATTTCAGGTAATTTGAGGTAAATTACCTCACCTGCTCTCAGTTTGAGATTTACGGGAACTATAATTTTTGTGACTTGAGAAAAAAGAGAACTATATCTTGTAGTTGCTTGTGCTTGTCTGAAATAAGATTCTTCACTTTTTGATTCCACATTACCTTTTGAATCTAACACACCATTGTCAACGGTCTGTAATAAAATACGTGAATATTTGTCATCTATTCCCTCTGGTATGATTCTTTCATCACCTGATTTTTTCATTTCTTTATCACTGTCCCTATAACTGTACTCTGCAAACTTTATTTGTCTTGTTATTATATCGTAATACCAGTTCGCAGTCTTATAATGACCTACACTCAACTGCTGTAAAATGTTATGGTTAGTTTCAACAACTGGTTGAGCTGATAAAGTGAAGTAATTACTTGGATCTAATGTCGATTTACCAATTTTGTATTCATAATTCACTACATTATCTTTATTCTTCCCATCAAATGCTTTATTGATGTCGAGTAGAGTGAATCCATCCTGTGTGGCAAAGAATAAAAAACCTGCAGATCCTTTTGTATCACTCATTTCATTCTCAGCACTAATACATTTCTTTGCTAACCACGTACAAGCAAGAAGTGGTCTACGATATCCACCACAAAATGAATAGGTATTTGAGGTAGGATCTGTTTTTACCATTTCACCTCCCATATCCTCTACGATAGTCTTTATATTATCTGATATCTTCCCTGTATATTTTCTTGTTATTCTAGTTGTATGATTATCAAATGCAGACTGTGGTTCGCATACTATACTGTACATTTCACGTTTAGCTGAAGCAGTATATCCAACAATATTACTTATTTTCATCTTTTGCTTCAAGACTTCATTATTTGATTCTATTTCCATTACCATCTCATTACCACTTCTCACAGGTAACTTATTATATCTACCTCGAACATCTAACACACCTATCTCAAGATGAGTTGATGTATCAGTTACGTCTTCATAATATTTTATACCATTCGTCTGTAAAGAAAAATCAAGTGGAGTTCCTCCACCACTCGGAGGAAAAATTTCAAATCCTTTTATTTTAGAACCAATTGTAAATTTACTCATACTGTTACCTTCGCAATTAGTTCACTATATTTAGTTGCAACATCGAAAGGATCTGCTGGTAAAAATATAGGCATGAACTGTGTTTTAGTAGTTCCAGACAATCCTTGACCTTGTGATTGATTTTTGTTACTCTCTATCATCATAATAGTATTAGTTTTCATATTCTGTGCAGCACCTTTTGATCGTGTATACTGATTTTCCTCTGGTATGATTCTTTCTTTACCATGTAATATAGCAACATAACCTGTCTCAGGTCCTGACATGACACCACCTTCCTGATTAATTATTATATCATCTTTCAATTTAGGGAATTTTTTAGGAATTTTTTTTATATCTCTGAATAAACCTTTGAATAAATTATCAGCTTGAGGAGAATCCAATTTGATATTCTTGAATCCTTCAAAAATCTGCTTGACTTCAGATCCATATCTGTCGATTCTTGTTACTTCTATCTCATATGTTTTTCTCAATTTATCTACTTTCTCTAACATTTTTATATCATCAATTACAGTTGGATTCTTAATTTTTCTATATGCATTCATTATAGATTCATAATTTTTAGTATAAGCTTTATTCAAATTAGTTTTTAATAAAGTGGGACTTTGTAATTTTACTTTTTTTAAGAAATCAAATATTTCAAATTCTGGTATCTTTTTTTCTAATTGCTTAAGTTCAGCAGTTATCCTTTTTTGTTCCCTTATGTTGATGCCTTTTCTACTTAATTGAGGTTTGAATCCTCTAGGAAAGTTTCTATTAAATGCCCTTGTCATTCTTTCGGTCAAGGTTTCAGGTTTGATCTTAGATGCACTTCTACTAAATTCTAAAAATTTAGATCCTTTTCTCGCTTTTTTAGTTGCTAAGACGTTTTGTAGAACTTTTTTGACACCAGCTTTTTTACCTGCAACAGGTAAACCAACAATAATAGCAGCATCAAATATTGTGTCAATAATTTTCAAGAAAGCATTAGGTCTATTTTTTACTGGTACCCCACTAGGAATTCTTCTTATTCTCTCACCGATAACACTTTCTAATTCCTCTTTATCTCGTAATGCTGGTGCTTTCTTCTCAAACTTATTCAGAACTATTTCAAATTTATCTAAATTTTCACCAAATAATGTTTTTTCTTGTCTTGTTCTCTCTAACTCTTGAATTCTTCTGAAATCAGAACCTGCTCGCAATGTATTTTGACCATATAATCTATCAAATAAATTACCACCGACCAATCCACCAAGTGCACCACCCAACACTCCACCTACAGCAGTTCCAACGCCAGGCATTATTGCTGTGCCTAGAAGTGCTCCAAGTTTTGCACCACCTGCAAAACCACCTAGACCTGCCAGTGCACCACCACCTGCCTGTAAATTACTTTGACCTGATTGTTTCCTAGCAAAGAAATCTAAACCTGTCGATGCTATTGCTAGAGGTCCAATCCTACCAAACTTTGATAGACTTTTTGCAAGAGGACCTCTAGGTAATTTGGGTGCACCACCTCCACCACGGAGTCCACCTCCTCCACCACCTCTAAATCTTCTTACGACTCTACCTGCACCACCTAATCCAAGCACACCCAAAAGTGCACCTGAAAGACCACCCTGCTTATCTTTATCTCCAAGTGCCTTTGCAAGGGTAAAAAATGTATCTTCTCTAAGTTTTTGTAGTTTATCTTCTTGTCTTAATAATTTTGTTCTTGCTACACTTTTTGTAAATTCATTTCTCCTATAAGTCGTGGCAAGCAATCCAGATGTTTTATCTGCTAACCTAGAAACTTTTATTAACTTCCTTGCGTTTATCATTTATTAATATTGAGTAGTAATCTATTGACAAATTTATCCACACTACCTCTAAATTCAACATCTACAGAGGGTTCAGATGTAGCAGTGTCTTTTTCTTCTAAAATTGCACCAGCATCTTGAAATGATGGTATTCCACCCTCATCTAAAATGGGTATGAATATATCTTTTATAAACTCAGGTGCATCTTCAAGTGATTTTTTAGTAATTGGAGGTGTATTCTTGAGACTTGTACTCATAATACCTTTTACCATATTGTCTAATTTATCCTCTTCTGTAAGTGGTAAAAATTCTGTTTGTATCAATCCTAAGAAATTTGTCATAAGATCATTCATCTTATCACCCTTAGTTGATCCTAAAATTGACTTAAAATCAACACTACCATCTTCATCCATTTCCAAAGAATTTGACATATTCATCAATTTCTTCCCTACATCTCTAACACTTTCATTTTCCTCGCTGATATCTTCCTGACCAGGCAAAACACCACCATCTGCTAAAAATTCGTCAAGAGTTCCCGCTTTCGCTTCAGCAGGTCTGAATAATTTTTTTATACCATCAAATATAGTTCCAAAAATCTGAAAGTTATCCTTTCTTTCTTGCATCTTCTCTTCTTCAGATTTGAAAAAGTTCATGACACCTTCAAAGGGATTTACTAGACTTAAAAAATCTGCAATTTGATTTGGGATGTCCAGTCTACCTTCTCTATCTCTCCCCTCTGCATCTCTACCATCTTCAAAAAATCCATCAGAATCTGGAATCTCACCTGTTGCGATATTCAAGTCTGATACTTCCTGATTTACATTTTTCTTCATTTTTGGTGCAGATCCCATACCATCAAGTATTCTCTCAAACCTATCTAATTGAGCACCAAATCTATCTGTATCTCCAGAACTTATAATATTCTTTCGAGTTCTTCTTACCTCTTGCTCTCTTCTGAATTCAGAAGTGGGTGCATTACTCTGATTATTTCTCCCTGCCCCCATCAATAATGGTGCCAATGCCAATAAAGGTAATGCCAAAAGACCTGCTCTACCTTTAGGAGCACCTGCTGTCATTCCTGTGCCTCCCCCAAGCAAACCTTTGGTAGCAAGTCCACCTACAACAATATTTGATGTAATACCTATAATTTCAGGTAACAATGCAGCAACTGCGACACCTGTTTCCTGTATTCCTCCACCAATATCTCCTTGTGAAAAACTTCTGAGTGCAGACGCACCTGCTGCTGCACCAACGATTTTTCTCAAATTCATCGTTGCTGCTCTTAGACTTCCAAGAGACCTCTCTTCTTTTTTAAGTATTTTTGTCCTCTTCTCTTCAAATTTTAGTCTATCAACTCTTCCCTTATTAAAATCTGCTCTGAGACTTTTCAAGTTTGTATTTACTTTTTCAAAATTCATCAATGATCTAGCACCACTCAACCTTGCAAGCGGTGAGTCCACCATTTGTGTTCTAGATTCGTAATTGCTAGAAGGAGTTTGCATTCTTTGCTTGTTGTGCCTCTAAATTCTTCTTCTCTATGTAATTAGAAAGAAGTGTTATGTAGATTTCACGTTCAAAGGGAATCATATCTTCTATATCACTCAGATTCCAGTCATGGTGCTGCATCAAAGAGAAATTTGACTCATAATAAGAGTCAAGACTCGTATGATATAGCATTATGCGAAAAAATTTGATAAACCCTCAATTACAACTTCAGACTCTACATCTGTCTTTGGGTTTTTGACTGTAGATTTATACTGCAGTCTTGGCATAGTAGTAAAGAAGTTCTCAATCTTACCAAACTGTTGTGAATTGAGTGACTCGATGAAAGTGAGTAATTCCTTTTTGGTGCAATCACTCGCTGACCATGCCTCTTCTTCTGTAAATACCTGATCAATACAACCCGCAACAGATTCAAACGCTTTGTCAATTCTGTCTTGATTTGTCTCATCTGGAGGTGAAATGAAGTTATTCTCTAGGAATTGCTGCATAGATGGATATTTCATCTTTATTGAAATACCACCTCCAATATCTATAGTGTCATCATGTCCATCAGGTATATGTAACTTGATGTCAGATAAACCTATGGTGATTGGCACCGTTGTTTCTCCATCATCTTCACATGTTACTATAAGATCAACAGTTTCTCCAACTGATTTACCTCTCACATTCAAAAACAAGTATTCGAGATCGAATGTAGGTAGATCATCTATCTTTACTCTTGACATCATACAACCCTTCAATACATTTTTGATGGTTGCAGTAATATCTTTTTCACTCCCATTTTCCATGGCGATTAGTAGTGCCTTCTCCTCTTTTACAAGAAAAGGGCGATACTTTACTGCTTTTTGGGATGATATTAAGTTCAGTTCAAATGTAGGTGCTACAACCTTTGGTAATGGCATAATAATTACTTCAGTGACTTATTTAGCAGGTCAGTTCCTGCTCATATTTGCATTATAGAACCCTTTGCCTCTGTCTTCGATAGGAGATCCCATTTGGGTTTTACCACTATAAACTTGTTCATCTGTGGTTGATACTGATGGTGGTCTGTTGAATGGTTTCAATGTGCTGCTCAAAAGTTCAGGATTTGAAATTATACCAGGATCCCTCAAATTATTTGGTGGATTATCTGATATCATTAGTGCAGAACCTGATCTAGATGTTCTATCTACAAAGAAATTATCAAATTTGAATACAATTGAAGTTTTGATAAGTTGTGCATTTCCATATGCTAAAGGTGCTGCCACTATATTGATAGGAAAAGCATTTTGAAGGTAGTAAGTAATACTATTTGGAACTTGAGTAATTGGAAAGAATTGTTGACTCTCTAATCTTTGATGAGGTCGGAATACATCATTACTAAATGCTGTGATTTCTATCTCACATTTATACTCATCAGGATATTTCAATCTTCTATACGAATTTTTATCATTTCTTCTCAGCATGGTGCTTGTTCCAAAAGATCCATCTGCAATTCTAGTCGGACTTATGAACTCTAACCATGCATTGAATACATCATTGGTATAAAAATCTTTTTGAGAGAAGAATGTAAGAGTCAAATCAGTCATCTTTCTCATGACACCAACCTGTGTCATAACACCTTGTCTCAAACCTGGTATTTCTTGTGCTTGAATAGATGAACCTGGTAGAACCGCTTCTGAGCAAAACAGTCTAAGATAATCTCCTATGTCTTCGTCAGTATTTTGATCATAAAAACCATGCTGATTTATAAATGTGAGTAATTGTGGTGCACTTCTGAAATTAATATATACGTCATATGAATTATTATATGCAGGTACAATATTTCCAAATCTAGAATCAGTCTTATGCAACATCTCCGTAGGGAGATGCTGTTTATGTCTCATCAATACATCTGCTAATCTTGCCATCTAAATAATTGTGTGATTTATTGAGAAAATGTCTTATAAAGGCAAATTCAGACCATCAAAACCTAAGAAATATAAAGGTGATCCCACTAATATAGTATATAGGTCACTTTGGGAACTAAAATTCATGAGGTATTGTGACAGTAATACCAATATTGTCAAATGGTCTAGTGAAGAAATCGTAATTCCGTATAGATCACCCATTGATAATCGTTTTCATAGGTATTTTCCTGATTTCTATTTGAAATATAAAGATAATACTGGAAAGATAATAGAAAAGGTCGTTGAAATCAAACCTGCCAAACAAGTGCAAGAACCAAAGGTACAAAAAAGAAAAACTAAAAAATATGTGACCGAGGTGGTGACATATGCCAAGAATCAAGCAAAATGGATGGCAGCAGAAGAGTTTTGTAAGGATAGAAAGTGGAAATTTCAAATACTAACGGAGAAAGAACTTGGAGTTTAGTAATGTATTTCCAACCTCAGAGTCAGTAGGAAGTCCTCAGCCAGGTAGACTTATGTTGTTTCAATACAGTGCAAAGTATGCCACATCACTCCCTTTCTACGATAGAAATCCGTTATCTTATATTGTCGGAGTAGAGAGCAAAGCATTTTACGGTGTCAATCTACATTACACACAACCTCAGAATAGATCAGCAGTCTTGAAATACATTGATGCAGGTAATGACTTTACAAAGTTATCTGGATATAATAAATACCTCAGATCATACGTGAGAGGAACATTTCTTGCTCTTAGTCTTACTGACATGGAAAAAGCAGTAGAAATGGGACTTGAAGACTTTGTACGTAATTTGGGAGGTGTCAATATAAGTATTGACCCTAATCTCACTAATTTTTATAGAAGATGAACACACCAGGAAATATAAAAAATTCTGCATACGGATTGAACGGTGCTATGACCGAAACTTTTCATTACAATATTAATGGAAGAAAAATTCATGAGACATTAGATATTAATTTGAATAGTCCTACATATGGACACTCTATTAGTGTAAAAACAAGAGTTGGTGTAAAATTAGAACCTGTCAGTCCAAATAGTAAATTAGGTAAAGCAATAGCAGCAGATGAAGGT